CTATATTCTCCACTTGATGACAATGCTATCAGCTGTGACTTGCACTTTTCTGATTAAGGCTCTGACTATGGTCTTTTGAGACTCATAGTCCATCTTGTAGATGTCTCCCTTGCTCAGGGATTGCTTGATAGTATTCTTAGTTTCCTCTTGTTTAAGAGATGGGTCATCCTCTAGCTCTTTTTCTAGCAAGGCTCTCATGCTTAGAAATTCGCTTGACTTGCTCTGTAATTCTTCCAGGGTAATTCTGTCATCTATATAGAGGTTATTGAGCCTGCTCAGTTTCTTAGACAATTCTCTAATCTGTTTCTGATAGCTCTCACGGTCTATGGACTCTTTGTGATTATCTGAGAAGATTGTCTCTAAGTATTCGGAGTCATGCTGCAGCTTATTGACCTCTTGCAAGACATAGGCCTCAAGGTCATCCTTGTAGTAAAAGCCTGAGTCACATTTTTTGTTGTCATTGTATGTAGTGACACCTCTTAACTTTCTAGGGTGTCTCTGATGGCATTCATATTTTTTAAACCTACTCCCATCTTTTCTCTTTACACCCATTATGATTTTTAATGGAGCCAAACAGTAGCCACATTGGGCGATACCTGACAGCATATACTTTGCCTGGAATGGCCGAGGATTTAAGTTTTCAAGTGCCGTCCTTTGTCTGATCTTTAGTTCTTCCTGTGTCTTGTCGTAGGTTTCTTTTGAGATAATAGGCTCATGATTTCCTTTGTAGATTTCTCCCATAAATTGATTATAGCCACAGTACACAGGATTATCTAATATCACTCTGACCGCTCTGTAGTTCCAGGGCTTTTCTTTTGGAAATTTCTCATTAAGGTCATCCCTGAGCTTAGTGATAGACCTACCTGACAGATAGCTCTCAAAGATGAATTTGATAGCTAGTGATTGGACTGGGTTGATGGTCATGGTGCCTGTTTCTTTGTGGTAATCGTAACCATAGGATGTCTTAGCCCACATCATGGACTTTCCAGCCTTGGCACGTCCTAGCTTGCCAAGTTGCATTCTTTCCTTGATTTGTTCACGCTCTAGCTGAGCAAAGACACTCAAGAGGCCGATCATGGCTTTTCCAAACGGTGTCGAGGTGTCAAAATTCTCTTGCAAACTCAGAAATTCAATCCCATTCTTGATGAATACATCCTCAATCAAGAATAGTGTATCTTTCTGACTACGGCTGAGGCGGTCTAGCTTATAGACTAGCACAGTATCAAATTTTTTCTTGTTAGCGTCTTTGATGAGGCTCTCTAGCGCTGGTCTTTCAGTATTAGAACCTGAAAAACCTCCATCAGTATAGACCTTGTAAACTGTCCAGTCCTTAATTTTACAGTAGGACTCTAATTTGTCTATCTGTTCCTCTATCGAGTATCCCTCCTCAGCCTGTGAGGTAGTGGATACCCTGACATAGATGGCTACTTTATTTGTTGATTTCATTGCTTTTGTACCCCCTTTTTGATAAAATAGGGTATAGAAAAGAGGGCTTTTTAATGCCTATCTTTCTATACATCATGCCTCATGCTCAGAGTCGCCAAACTTTGTGAGCGTGAGGTCTTTTTTTATTTGATTTTTACTTCCATATCTCCACCTAATTTTTGAGAGACAAGTGAATCACCATCATCCGTCTTAATGTGCAACATTGGATATAAATTAAAATCAACTCCATTGATACCAGCCCAAACATTAAAAGCCTCATGCTCTTTTGTTTTCAAACCATCAGCAAATGCTTGTAAGTCAGTTTTAGAGTAGTATTTATAATCATTTGGGACTTTCACATATAAGATGGTGTCTTTGTTATAAAAAGTATATGTAGAAATATCAACGCCTTTATCAGTTAAATCTTTCTTAAAGTAGTCAATAAAGTCAGCCATCTGATCTGCTGAAATCCGTGGTAATTTATCATTGGATTTAGAGCTTACCTCTGTGGTCTCTGTAGTGTCTTTTTCTTTCTCTTTAACCTCACTTGTTGAGGCCTGAGTAGTAACTTTGGGCGTTTCAGGTATTTCTGTCTTTGGCGCTAGTCCTAATGCTTGCAGAATAAATCCAAGTACAGCTAGGACTAGAAAGCCCCCTACAATTATTTTGATTTTTTTCATTATGTTTTCTCCTTTTTTTATGGTTTATAGATTTCTACGACCTCTCCGATTGTGCGGATGTCGTCATTTTCTGTTAGATGGATTTCTTCATAGCTATTATTTAGACTTTGCAAGTACCAAGAACCGTCATAATCTCTCTTAAGTTTTTTAACAAAGTTTTTCCCGTTTACCTGGAAGATACCGATTGAGTTGACATCAATTTGACTAGCTACTCTGATAAATAATAGATCATTATCTTCTATAAGTGGCTCCATTGAGTCGCCAGCTACTTTAGCAATAGTGTCATACTCCTCTGGCACATCTTCAGCTCTGAGCTTGACTTCCATGTGCAGATTATCTTCCTGAAATGTTCCATGACCTGCAGCGACCAGTCCCTCGACGTAGTCAATGATATAATCTTCATTGCTTACCTTCTCGAAGATAGAAGCAACCTTAGAACTTTCCTGCTCATCAAGTTGAGCATTGGCAAAGTCGAGGACCTTCTCTTGCCTAGGTTCTTCTAGTTGGTTGTAGATGGTTAGGATTTCAGGTTTTTCATTTGATGTTGAGTTACGTTCATTATCTGGTACACGTTTTTTCTCAACATCATAGCCCATAAGCCAAGCTTCGCTAACGCCAAGAGTTTTAGATAGAAGATATAGTTTTTTATCATCTGGTTTAGATTTTCCCGTTACATATTGAGATAGGGCACTTCTTCCCATCTTTACACCTAATTGTTTTTGGAACGGTTTGGATTTATCTAAAATATCTACTTGTCTTAGACCTGTTTCAGACATTAGTTGTCTGAGCCTTGCTGATGTACTACTACGCTCCATCGACTGCCTCCTTATTGAATTTAATAATTTCATAATTCCATAATTTCATTATAAAGTATCTTGAACAAAAATTCAAGAAAAAAATTCAAAAAACTTGAATTTTTGGTTGACAAAAGTTAAAAGATGAGTTAGAATGAATTTGTTCAAAATATTTGAGCAAAAGATAAACAGGAGGAAATGCAATGACTAAAGATTTTTCAAAGTTGTCTGGGAAAATCGTCGAAAAGTACGGAACACAATATAATTTTGCTATTGCTTTAGGCTTATCAGAGCGCTCTTTATCGCTGAAACTCAATAACAAAGTGGGTTGGAGAGACGAAGAAATGGAACGAGCTATAGATTTGTTAGATCTTGACTTAAACGATATTCCCGCATATTTTTTTACAAACCTTGTTCAAGTATCTTGAGCAAGCGATGTAGAAAGGAGCAAATATGAACGAACTCATCAATGTAACGCTTAATGAAAAGCAGGAGCCCATTGTATCAGCTAGGCAATTACATCAGACACTAGAGGTCAAGAAAAGATTTAGCGCTTGGTTTGAGGCAAACTCTAAATTATTTATAGAGAATGAAGATTTTACAAGTGTCCAAACGGGTACGGTTGTAAATAACGGTGCTATCAAACCTCTACAAGATTATGCTCTAACTTTAGATATGGCCAAGCAGTTGGCAATGATGTCTAGGACGATTAAAGGAGCAGAGGTCCGACAATACTTTATCCAAGTAGAGAAAGACTTTAATAGCCCTGAGAAAATCATGGCAAGGGCCTTACTCATGGCTGATCAGAAAGTCCACAAGCTGGAGGCTCAGATTGAGGCTGACCGTCCTAAGGTGCTATTTGCCGATGCAGTGAGCGCAAGCCATACATCTATCTTGGTTGGAGATCTAGCCAAGCTCATCAGTCAAAATGGTTTCAAAATTGGAGCAAATCGCTTGTTTAGCTGGCTACGTGACAACGGTTATCTTATCAAGAAACGTGGAGCTAGTTGGAACATGCCTACGCAAAAATCAATGGAGTTAGGTTTGTTTGAAATCAAAGAAACTAACATCCAGCACGCAGACGGTCATATCAGTATCAATAAGACTAGTAAGGTCACTGGTAAGGGCCAACAGTACTTTATCAACAAGTTTCTTAATCAGGAATACCTGACAGGATAGAAAGGAAATAATATGAGACCTAAACGGTATCCATTTAGTGGCAAGATAAAAGCCTCAACTACGGAAATAGTCAAGGCTTTTGAGATTGATTACTCAGAATTTATTGACAAAACTCAAAAAAAGCAAGAAAAATCTGAGCAGGAATTATGTGGAGCTATTCAGCGGCTTTGTCAAGCATTTTGTTGAGAATTTTAGTTGCTTTTTCGGTAGCAAGTTTCTCTACTTGCATATCTTTAGCTGCTAATAATTTTTCAACAACATCAATGACAGCACTAGTTGCAACATCAGCTGAGTTTTTCTCAATATACTCAGTAATCAGTTGATAGCTAGCTTTCTTTAGGCTTTCAAAGTCATTCATACGCTTATCCTCCTTTCGTTTAGGATAAGTCAATTATAGCAAAAAAGCCCCTTTGGAACGGCAATTCCATTGAGGAGCAAGTAAAAACATTTACGAGGTAATTATATCATGAAAAAAGTAAAAAAGAAATGGGAGCCACGGATTGTAAACATCATGGCAGATGGTTCTCAAGTTGACGATCTGACAGGATATGTCATCCCTGCCGGTCATTCCTACTATGACATCATTCTAGGCATGAACAAGCGAGAGTTACAGAAAGGGGCTTAAATATGAGGTATGCAGTACATAATCAGGAATACCAACGAGAACTACACTCAACTGAACAACCACTCGGCTCAAAACTCAAATCTGAGCTTACAAGCTAAAGGGTTGCTATTGGTACTGATGTCCAATAAGGATACATGGCGCCCTTACATCGATGAGCTTTCCAAACGTTCCAGGAATGGCCGTGACGCTCACAGGGCAGCTTTTGATGAGCTAAAAGAGGCTGGTTATATTCGTATCTATCGCAAGAGCTTTGGCCGTGGTAAAGGTATTCAGAATTTTCCTTTAGTTCAAGATGTACCGATTTCAGATAGTTATTGGGAGTATTGGGTAAGCAATCTTGAAAAAGAGTTATCCACAGAATAGTAAAAGGGTTCATTTACAACTTACTGATTTTACAAAGTTGAAAAGTTCAAAAGTTGAATTTTACAAAGTTGAAAAGTTCAAAAGTTGAAAAATCCGACACTAATAATAACTAATAAATAATAATAACTAACTTAATAATAATCTAAGCCTTACGGCACTAACTTAGTAATAACTACTAAAAAACAACAAACTACTACTAATCTAAATAAAAGAAAGGATAACTGAGTTATCCACAGGAGAAAAATCATGAAACATTATGTAAAACAAGCGTACATTATCAATATTGACACTGACGACAACAAGCAAGAGCGTGATATGTTAGTCTTACAAGGAACACCTACAAGAATTACACTTAAAAAAAGTGATATTGAGCTTGGAGAGTCTGTAAGCGTAGGGACATTTGAGGGATGTAGTTACGATACAAATGGGAACCCTGATGGAATTATTTTAGAAATTGATGAAAAAACAACTAGAACCATTTATACAGACGCCATTGAAAAAATCGAGGTAAGTAGAGATTTAGAACTTTACAACAATCAACAGAAAAAAATTGAACGTGTAGAAAAATTGCAAGAAGAACTCCATAAACTATCCATGTTAGGATTGGTAACTATCAAATTTTTAAACTTACCTGATGAACTAAAAATCTCAATGAATTCAATCCATGATGTCTCACATACTATTAAGGATGTATTGAATGGTATGAGTCCAAAAGAGGCTATTGAGAAAAATATGGCAGAAAATGAGGAGGAAGAATAATGTTAGCAAAACTAAAAGAATTTTTTGGACTAGATGACCTTTGGGGTGATGGCCAATCAAAATCAAACAGCAATCTAATTGATGTTAGAACCCTCCAAGCTGAAAACAAACAACTTAAGGCCATCATCAAACAACAAAACGACCTACTAAAAGAGCTCTCTGAGGAAAACATGGAGCTTGGACGTAGTCGCAGACAGTACGCTGACACAGTCACAATGCAACAGCGACTAATTGATGTCTATCAAGACATGGCAGGGTAGGAGGTAAAACATGGACAGAGGACTATTTGGCACCTTTGACTATGACCGTGACTACTTGCAGCCTCCTGAACCCAGGGAAGAACGTGACCCATCTGATTATGTATTCAGCGCTGGTCAATGGATCTATGTAGGAGATTGTTAGCCTATGGATAGAGATCACTATGAGGACAATGCCCGCTGTAGACAAAGACACCTTGATACTTGCTACGAGCTAGGCACTATTATCAATGAGCAACAGGACAAGATAGTCTCACTCATGAACGAAAACAACCGCTTAAAGCGTGAAAACTGGAATTTAAAACACAATAGAGGTAAAAGGAAATGACAAACGAAATCACACAAACTAAAGGAAACTATTTGACAGACCTACAAAAGCTAGATGGGGCAACCCTCAGAGACTTTGTAGACCCAAAACATCAAGCAAGCACTCAAGAGTTGCAGATGTTGATGGCGATTGTAAAAAATCGCAATCTTAACCCATTCACTAAAGAGGTCTATTTCATCAAGTATGGAAACAACCCAGCTCAGATTGTAGTCAGTAAAGACGCTTTCTTAAAACGAGCTGAGCAAAATCCAAACTATGACGGTTTCAAGAGTGGAATTGTCTACGAGGATGAAAAAGGCGAGTTAAAAAATAAAGAGGGCATTATCTTGCCAAGAGGTGGCAAACTCATTGGAGGATGGTGCGAGGTTTACCGAAAAGATAGAACACGCCCAGTCTATCGTGAGGTAGAGTTATCAGCATACAACACAGAAAAAAACTGGTGGCAAAAAGCTCCAGGCCAAATGATTGAAAAAGTAGCGATTGTGGCAGCGATCCGTGACACATTCTCTGAGGATGTAGGAGGTCTTTACTCATCAGATGAGATGGAACAAGCTCAACCTATTGATGTGACACCTCAAGAGAGCCGTGAGGATGTAGTAGCACGCAAAATGGCTCAGATTGAGCAATTTAACAGAGAGCAAGAGGCAAGCTATGTAGCACCCGAGATGGAATCTGAGGCACCTCATGAACCAATCCAAGGCGAGCTGCTAGATGACAATGAGCTTGATTATTAGAGAGGGGATAACATGCAAGAATTACAAGTAAAAATCACACAGGCTCAGGTTGAAATCATTGATCGTGAGAAATTTGAACAGAATATCAATGAGGTAGTGACTAAGTATCAAAACTACACGGTCACAGCCTCTACTATCAAGGATGACAAGCAAGTGCTTGCTAATCTACGCAAGCTAGACAAGCAAGTCTCTGATGAGCGTATCAGAAACAAGAAACTACTTTCTGAGCCTGCTGATGAGTTTGATAAGTACATCAAGAAAGCCATCCAGCCACTCAAAGACATCATCAATAAAATTGATGTTGATGTCAAAGAATTTGAAGATCATCAAAAGGCTGTCAGAATTGACACGGTCAAAGGCTATCTAGCCAACAAATCAGCTGAGTATATGCTGGACCCTCGTCTCTTTGATGAAAAGGCCCTTGAGTATGTCAAGGCTAGTGATTTTATGGCAGACGGCGTGACACTTAAAAAAGCTACTATGAAGTCACTTGATGACATGGTCACATTTGAGTATCAGAAACAGCAAGAATTTGAAAAGGCTAAGTCAGCTATTTCAGGTTTATGTGCTGAGTATGGCATGACTGACTCACCTTACATTAGACAGCTGAAAGACTTGACTCTTGCTGAGGTCTTTGAACAAATTAAAGCTGATTATGAATTTGAAAAGCAAAAGGAAGAACTCAGACAAGCACAAGAACGAGCAGAGCGAGCTAATCAGGAGCTTTTAGCAGCTCAACAAACTAAACAGCAGGAACAGGCTCCAAAATCAACCGAGACCCCAAATTTTGACCCAGAGACAGGCGAAATATTGGACGGTGAGCAAATCCCTCAAAATGAGCAGAACTCTCTTAGAGGGGCTGAAAACGACCTAAAACGATATACCCAAAAAATGACAGTTGAGGTGTATCTTGTAGACACAGCTGATAAAGACCATTTCAAAGCTACGCTTGAGCAGGCTGGATACACAGTCAAGCATAATTACAAGGTTAGTGGTTATCAACGTATCGAACCTTTGACACAGGATGAGCTCAATGAGCAGAACGGGTGGTAAATATGGAGATTAGAAAAGTATCTGACAGTATTTCAATCTATTCGGACGGCAAGAGATTGCAGGTTATCCACAACCTAGGGGATGAGTTTATCTTAGATTTTGAAATTAAAAATTACAAAACTATAAATATTGATGATCTGAGCCCTCGCATTGTGAGTGAGATTACTCCAATTTTTAAAGTGAGTGGGTACTGCTCACGACGTGGAGAAGATACCCAACGCTTAAAATGGGCCATCCGTCAATTTGAAGACTTTGACGAGTACCTGATCGCCCATCATGACGAACTGGTAGAGTGGTGGCACAATCCAGGAGAGGAGAGGAAAGAAAATGAATGATTTTATCAAAGAGATTGGGATGGCTATCCTATGGATGTTTTTAGGCTATCTCTTGGGAGAGCGTAGCGCTAGAGAGGACAAAACAGATGATCAATAACGTCACATTGGTTGGGAGGCTTGTAGCGCCTCCTGATCTACGAAAAACGCCTAATAATATATCTAGCTTGCAGGGCACACTTGCTGTCAATCGCAATTTCAAGAATGAAAATGGAGACCGTGAGGCTGATTTTATAAATTTCCAAGCGTGGAGAGGTACAGCGGACATCATTGCTCAGTATTGCAGCAAGGGCTCACTTATCGGGATCATTGGACGCATACAAGTCAGGAGTTACGAGAAAGACGGTCAGCGTCGATATGTGACCGAAGTAGTCGCTGAGAGCGTCGCTCTGATAGAAAGTCGCAACAGTCAGCAGTCTCAAGGGCAAGGAAACAGTTTCCAAAATGGAAACAACTCACCTTTTGCCGATCCTAACCCATTTGACCTCCCAGCTGACGGTTTACCGTTTTAGGAGGTATCGATGTCAAAAATTAAAATCCTTGACGCTTGCTGTGGCAGTCGTATGTTTTGGTTTGATAAAAACGAAAGTCACACAATTTTTATGGATATTAGGCAAGAAACATTTGAGATACATGGCAAAAAGGTCAACGTAGACCCTGATGTTATCGGTGATTTTCGTGACATGCCTTTTGAAGACAACACATTTAATCTAGTTGTGTTTGATCCACCACATCTAAAATGGGCTGGACCTAATTCGATAATGAAAGCTCAGTATGGACAGCTGGATAAAGTTACCTGGTCGGAAGATTTGGCCAAGGGGTTTGAAGAATGTATGAGAGTCCTAAAAATTGGAGGCACACTAGTCTTTAAATGGTCTGATTGTCAGATAAATGTAAAGAAATTACTAGAGGTGATACCATTCAAGCCCTTATTTGGTCAACAAAGAGGCACCACTCACTGGCTAACATTTGTAAAGTTTGAGGAGGAAAGTGTTGACAATTAAAATGACTGTTTGGGCATTGTTTGATAGTGGGAATGGTAGCTATACAAAAGGCGTTAAAGCTCTGAATAGTTCGGGGGGGGCGAACATTGACATCTATCCAATCGGAATAGATATAGAAAACAAGAATGATCATTTTATAAATTTGAACCTTGCTGACTATGGGCGCTTGTTTGGAGACAACACACTTTTTGACAAACTTGACAAGTTGCCAAAGCCTGATTTGATAATAGCTAGCCCACCATGCGAAAGCTGGAGTAATGCTAGTGCTATGTGCGAGGGTAACGCTTGCTGGAAACAAGAAGACCTCTCAGATAGCCTCTTTGCTCCACAAAGGGAGCCTAGCATGTTTACAATCAGGAACGCCTCTGACTACGAGAAAGTCTATATAAATTATCAGTATGACCGTCAATTTATGAAGAGAGTCAATGGGGAACTTTGTGCTTTCAATACCATTGAGATCATCAAGCGGTATGACCCTAAATATTTCATCATAGAGAACCCGGCAAGTGGGCGCTTGTGGAAATATATTGAGGATGTCATGGATTTCAAGCTCCCACATCTCAACCTCACACGCTACAACAATTATGACTACCCTTTGCAGAAACCCACAAAGTTTGCTAGTAATCTTGATTTAGGTCTTAAAAATGACATTATCAAGCAAGAAATTGAATGGGGAAAATTCTCTAAGTCATACAACGAACGGTCAAACATTCCACAAAACCTAGTAATAGAGATTTTCACTAAGGTTTACAATGAATTTTTACAGGAGAAACAACATGGCAAGTAAAATCAATGTGACAGAAAATATTGCTATCATCATTGAGAAACAAAAAATAGAGGTCGTTACGACCCTAAATTATGATATGAGCATTAGCTTTGATAACAAAGACGCCGCACCTACACTAGATGAGAATGGTGACCTTTTTGAACCAGTCTACAAGTGCAAAGTCTAGGCAATTCCTAAAAATGATGTATTTTTCACCTCATTAACACGAGTCAAGAGCAACATCAAGACGCTACAAGAGGTTAAGAAATTCTTTGAGTTCGTAAACGAAAACAGAGAAAATCTCTTTGAGATGGCAGGATTTAAGGGGGCTCTTGAATGAAATTGACCCTGAACATTGAACCTAGACCTCAATCACGGCCAAGATTTGCAAGGCGCGGGAGTTTTACTACGACTTATGAAGATAAGGGCATGAAAGCCTGGCGCAATCATTGTCAGCTGCTCATTGCTAATCAGTACATGGGCCAGCCTATTCTTGAGGGAGCTCTGAGGGCAAAGCTTAGATTTTACATCAAGCCTCCTCAGTATATTTCAAAGATCAAGAAGAACCAACAGGCCCTCCTAGACGAGATTATCCCTGTAGGCAAAAAACCTGACATTGACAACTACGAAAAAGCCCTCTATGACAGCATGTCAGGGATTGTCTTCCAGGACGACGGTCAGATAGCGCTACATGATGTAGGCAAGTTCTACAGTCTAAATCCACGGATAGAGGTAGAGGTGGAGGTTATGGAACCCCTGAGTATTTAAAGAAATGAGGAGCAGATGGCTGACTACGCATTATATCAGGGTGATGTGTTTGTTACGCTTGGGACATTAGCGCAAATCAGTAGCGAAACAGGAATTACTGAAAGGATGTTAAAGTACTACACTTACACATCACACCAACGACGAAACCCAAACGGTAGGGCCGTTATTAAAATCGAGGAGGAAGATAATGAGAATTAAGACATCAAATGACACGATCATTCACGTCAATAAGTCTCAACGCAGTATCACGATCGAGGGCGTCGAGTTAAGCGGGGATTGTCGGGCCCTGGTATCTGACAACAAGAACGGAACAGGTACAATCACCCTGATCTTTGACGGAAAAATTATTTAAAGGAGGTGGATTGATGGAACGACCTGAACAATACCCATATGGTCACTTCATTCCTGAACTTATTGAAGATGAAGATATTATCTTTAACAAAGATAGCGAATATCACAAGCAGAAGAAAAAAGAAAAGAAAAACCCCATTTTTAAAAGAAATAAGTCCAAAAATAGATGGGCGCTTTGAGGAGGTCACAGATTGGAATATACAAAAGATTTTATTCTAGCTATCGAAAATTTAAAAATTGATATTTTAAAAAAATCCGATGGATTATACGATTATGAATTAAGCGGTATCAAGAAACACGCAAGAGATTTATATGAAACTCTTGTATGGTTGCAGTATGCTGCGGAGGAGAATAAAAATTGAGACGATTTATTGCAATCTGGATCTTGCTATCTGCTGGATTAAATATCTGGCAGATGAACAGGATTGCAGAACTAGAAGAAAAGCGCCCTATTGTAATCTACAAAGCAGATAATCAAGGCGCAGAAATCAAAGGTAGAGTCATCCAAAAGGAGCAGATTGGCGAACTCTACACGATCACAATACAGAACTACGGCATTTTCGTAGTCACGCAAACAAGCTACGAAACTTTAAGGATTGGAGACGAGGTGAAATTATGAAACCCAAAAAATATCCATATTCAGGAGCTGTGAAAGCAAAGAAAACAAATCAAGAAGATAAGTTGGGGCTTGTAGCATTTCCAAACATTGCGATCAGAAAAGATTTGCTCAAACATATCTACACGGTTACTAGATATCATGACGGCTGTACAATCATTTATTTCAAAATCCCAAAATTTTTTGGAGTATACGAGGAGCAAAAAGCTAAAGTAAATCTTAGTTATGAGGAGACTATCAAGATACTCAATAGCTACTAAAACAAAAAAGCCAAGACACTCTCTGCCTCAGCTAAATTCTCAATAAGATTATTATATCACAAAAAGGAGATAGAGAGTGAACAAGGCTAAAGAGCTGTTGAAAGAATTACAAGACCTTGACATGGACATTCAAAGTCGTATAGATGAAATCAAAGAACTTGAGGCTGGTTTGCTCTCAAGTCCTAAGTGGACAGACGTCAAAGTCCAAGGCGGTCAAACTAGAAAAGGTGATGACGTCTATACTCAGCTTGTCGTGATGAAAGAGGCTATAGAACAGGATACTAAAGAGGTTATCAATAGGAAACTTGAATTAGGTAGAATGATCAACAGGCTTAAAAATCCAAAAAGTAGGTCTGTCCTTAGAATGACTTACATTACTAAATTGTATGTAGATGATATCTGTGACAAACTAGCTATCAGCAAGAGTTCGTACTATAACATGCGTAAGATGGCTATTGAAGAACTTAGCACAATTTTAGAACATTTGGAATAATTTGGAACGTTCTAAAAAACGTTGCGTAAAGTTAGACAATCTTGATGTGCACTGTAACAATAATCTGTTAGAATGGTAGTATCAAAAATTAAAGCAAAGGCACCTTAGGCAACGGCCTAGAAAAGCTTCTGAAAAACTGCTGGCTTGGGTTACCAGTGGCGATAGAGTAGGATGTTTTAATATCGCAAAAAAAGACTACACAAAATAAAAAAAGAAAGTAATTTCTAATTAACACGCAAGTCTGTAGTCTACTTGCAGTTGGAACGTAGCTCAAGTGGTAGAGCGGTAGACTTTTAATCTATTGGTTGCAGGTTCGAGCCCTGTCGTTCTAATTGTATCTCTGTGAGTAGCTATCACAATAGGGGTACAGGGCGGTAATTAGATTTAGGCTAATTAACCTGTAGGACAGAGATAAAGTAGCGCTATATAAGGCTCTGGTGGGGGAGGCACCCACTTACCGCATACAGTCACTCTTTGAGTGGCTTTTTTATATTTTCAAAACAAATAAACAGCAGGAGGTTTAGGCTTGGGTAGAGCAAGAGACCCCAACCGAGACAAAGCATTTGAAATCTATTCAGAGAACAATGGCAACATTGAACTGATTGATATTGCTGAGCGTTTGGGTGTTTCAGCTGGCACTGTCCGAGGTTGGAAAAGTAAAGACAAATGGGAACCTAAAATAAAAGGAACGTTCCAAAAGAAAAATACGGAACGCTCCAAAAATCCGAGGGGCGCTCCTAAGGGTAGTAAAAACGCTCTGGGGCATGGAGCACCTAAGGGAAACACTAACGCCATCAAACATGGGCTGTTTGCTAAGTATCTCCCTCAAGAGGTATATGAGATAGCGCAAGAGCTTTCAGAAAAACAGCCTATTGACATTCTTTGGGAGAATATCACGCTGACCTATGCTAATCTACTACATGCTCAGCGCATTCTTTACGTTCAGGACGTTGATGATTCTACTACCATGCTGATTGCTAGTACAGCAAAAGGTGGAGCGAGCTACGAGGTTCACACATCATGGGATAAGCAAGGCAAGGCCTTAGCTGCAATAGCAAGAGCTCAGACTGAGCTTAGAGGTATGATTAAGACTTATGACGAGCTTACACGCTCTCCACTTGTTACAGAGGAGCAACGCCTTAGAATTGAAAATCTCAAGGCACAGTTAGGCTCAGGTAATGAGGATGACACAGTCATTACTGGATTTACATTTGATAGGAGTGAGTATAATGGCAATACTGAACCTGGCGAAACTGATTAACCCAGTATTTGATGAAGTCCTATATACACTCAAGAGCCATATAGTGCTCAAGGGTGGCCGTGCCTCTACTAAGTCATCAGTAGTCTCTATTGACCTTGTAAATGACTTTATCAATGATCCTATGGGTAATGTGGTAGTGCTCCGAAAAGTAGGCAAGTACTTGAGAATGTCAGTGTATGAGCAGATAAGATGGGCCATCTATGAGATGGGGCTAGCTAATCAGTTTAAATTTGGGAAATCTCCCTTACAAATCACACATAAGAAGACAGGTACAGCCTTTTATTTCTACGGTGTAGACGATCCAATGAAACTCAAATCCCAGAAGATAGCCAAAGGCTATGTAATGGCCGTATGGTTTGAGGAATTGGCTGAGTTTGCAGGCCGTGAGGACATTGATATAGTTGAGGATACTTTCATCCGTCAAGAGTTGCCAAACGGCAAAGAGGTCAAAGTCTATTTCACATACAACCCTCCACGCAATCCTTACGACTGGATAAATGAGTGGGTTGCTGAGAAAGCTAGTGACCCAACTTACATGATACATCACAGCACCTACCTTGATGACAAGTTAGGTTTTTTGTCTAAGCAGATGATTGAGAAGATAGAACGCTACAAGGAGACAGATCCTGACTACTATCGTTGGATGTATCTAGGCGAGGTAATCGGTTTAGGTAATCATGTTTATAACATGAGCTATTTTAAGCCACTAGAAAGCCTCCCTGATGATGACAAAGTGATAGGTATATCATTTGCCCTAGATACAGGACACCAACAGTCAGCGACGGCCTGTGGAGCTTATGGCCTCACTGCCAAGGGTAATGTTATCTTGCTTGATACGTTTTACTACAGCCCAGCTGGCAAGACCATCAAAAAGGCACCTAGTGAGCTCTCTGTTATGATCCATGACTTTATAGACAAGGTCATGAAGACCTACAGAGTACCAAAGCTCAAGATGACCATTGATAGCGCTGAGGGGGCTTTGCGTAACCAGTATTTCAAAGACTATGGTGAGCGCTGGCACCCTGTGGTCAAAAAGAAAAATCAGACTATGATTGATATGGTTATCAGTCTACTAGCTGAGGGGCGTTTCTACTACCTTGACATCCCTAATAACAGGGTCTTTGTAGAGGAGCATAAGATGTACCGATATGATGACAAGTCACTCAACACAGATGACCCCAAAGTCATCAAGGAAGATGACCACACGGTAGACGAGTTCAAGTATTTTGTCCTAGACAACGCTAGAGAGCTAAGACTAAAAGCCTAAAGGAGCTAACAATGGGAATAGTAAAGACTATCAAGAATTTTTTCACAAGGAGCAAGTATGTGATGACAACACAGAACTTAACGAATATCACTGATCACCCTAAAATAGCGGTGTCATCCACAGAGTATGACCGTATTAGGGAAAATCTCAAGTATTATGCAGGACATTATCCACAGATTGAGTACATTGACAGCAACGGCACGCCTCAAAAGCGAGCTTTCAACCATCTGCCTATTGGACGTACAGCAGCCAAGAAGATTGCAAGCCTAGTGTTTAATGAACAGGCTGAAATCAAGCTGGATGACAAAGACGCTAATAAATTCATTCAGAAACAGCTACAAGATGACAGATTTGTCAAGAATTTTGAGCGTTACCTGGAAAGTGGTTTGGCGCTTGGTGGATTGGCTATGAGGCCATACGTTGACAGAGACAGGATAAGAGTCTCTTTCATTCAAGCGCCTGTCTTTTTGCCTCTACAAAGTAACACACAGGACGTCTCTAGCGCTGCTATTATCACTAAGACAATCAAGTCAGAGGGTAACAAGCAGAAGTTTTACACACTGATTGAACTGCACGAATGGGGCAAGGATGACAAGTACACAGTCACTAACGAGCTCTACAAGTCTGATAATCAGAATATTGTAGGCGCTAGGGTTCCTCTATCAGACCTCTATGAGGATCTTGAGGAAGTGGTAGACCTGAACGGCTTGAGTCGCCCACTCTTTACTTACTTGAAGACTCCAGGCATGAACAACAAAGATATTAACTCAGCTCTTGGGCTGTCTATCTTTGACAATGCCAAGACTACAATGGACTTTCTTAATACAACCTATGACGAATTTATGTGGGAGATTAAGATGGGTCAGCGTAGAGTGGCCGTCCCTAGTCAGATGATTAAAGTTGAGTACAATCAGGAGGGCGAGAATGTCACAGTCAAGCGTGAGTTTGAGGCTGGACGTAACGTCTATGAACAGATTGACTCAGGAGATATGGACAAGGGGGTAGGTATTACCGACCTTACAACGCCTATCCGATCGGATGACTACATTAAGGCTATCAATAAGATCCTGGCAATTTTTGAAATGCAGATAGGAGTATCTTCTGGAACTTTTACATTTGACGGTAAGAGCTTGAAAACAGCTACTGAGGTTGTATCAGAGAACTCTGACACTTATCAGATGAGAAACAGCATTGTCAGCTTAGTAGAGCAGTCTTTGAAAGAACTCATTATCTCAATGTTAGAGTTAGGCAAAGCCTACAGTCTCTATAAGGGAAACATCCCTGAAATAGAGAAAATCAGCATTAACCTTGATGATGGAGTTTTTACAGACCGAAATGCTGAGCTGGACTACTGGGTTAAGGTTGTAAATGCTGGTTTTGCTACGGATGTCATGGCTATTGAGAAAGTTTTGAATGTGACTCCTGAAAAAGCTAAAAAAATCAAAGCTGAAATCAGTGGCAATGCTATTGATGAGGCTAGTGGAGAGCGCAGTCTTGAGGATGTAGAAGTTTACGGAGAGTGATTAGATGGCTGATGACAAGAAGAAACCAATCAAGCTAAATGATGAGCAGCTAATGCTTGACGCTAGTCAGGTTGCAGACATCTATCATCAGCTAACT